ACAAAAGATACTGAAGACGCAATTATAGAATACAATCTATCGGATAATCAACGTATTAAAGATTTATTATATAGAGATAGAATTAAGCCTGCATTTGATAAACTAGCAGAAATAGTTTACAACAAATGGAAGTTTTCATATTTTGATGATGACCCACAAGATGTGATGTGTGAAGTTGTTGCTTTTATGATTGAAAAAATTCACATGTATAAAAATGGAAAAGGTAAAGCCTTTTCTTATTTCACAATTGTTGCGAGAAACTATTTGATTTTAAATAACAACGCAAATTATAAAAGATATAAAGATACAGATATAATGTCTGCAATGCCAGACCATTGGGATACTGAAAATAATTTTACAGAAGAAGTCCGTAATGATGACCATAGAACTTTTAATGTAGTAATGTTGAATTATTGGGATAAACATTTAGAAAATTTCTTTCCTAAAAAACGAGATTTACAAATAGCAGATTCGGTTTTAGAATTATTTAGAAGAGCAGAATACATAGAAAATTTCAATAAAAAATCTCTTTATCTACTTATTAGAGAGATGACCGGTCACCCAACTCATTATATTACTAAAGTTGTTAATAAGATGAGAGAAAGACAAATGGAACTATATAATGAGTTTGAAAGAGATGGTGATATAAAAATTTAATATTATGATTCAATTAGGAATATCCGCATTTTACCACGATTCAGCAGCTGCATTGCTTATAGATGGTAAGGTAGTATTTGCAATAGAAGAAGAAAAATTATCTGGTATAAAACATGATAATTCGTTTCCATTAAAAGCTATAGAAGCATGTTTATCACACGCTCAAATTACAATAGATGAAGTTGATATCCTTTGTTGGTATGAAGTACCAAATATCAAATATGACAGAGTTAGTAAAACATTAGGAAAAAGATGGATTAAATATTTCAAAACTTGGAATAAATTTAAAAAAGAATTTAAAGCAACAGAGGGAAATTTAAAACAATATATAAAAGATACTATTGGGTATGATAGTGTAATTACATTTACAAAACATCATTTATCTCATTTAGCTTTATCTTTTTACACATCACCGTTTGATGAAGCTATTGGAATTTCAATTGATGGAGTCGGTGAATGGGATACTATCTCAATTGCGGAATGTAATTCAAATGGTATTAATGAAATTAAAACAGTAAAATTCCCAAATTCATTGGGGTTAGTATATTCAACTATAACTTCATATTTAGGATTTAAACCAAATAGTGGTGAGTATAAAGTAATGGGTTTGGCCCCATACGGAGATTCTTCAAAATATAACGAATTATTTGATACATTCGTATCGTTGGATACAGTTAATTTAATTAATATAAATCAGAAGTATTTCACATGGGAATATTCTAATACAGATATGTTTACATTGGATTTAATTAAACTGATAGGATTTGAACCACGCGAACCTGAATCTAAATTAGAACAACATCACATGGATTTAGCAGCTGCTTTACAAAGGTGGTATGAGCGGTGTTTATATTACATCATTAATAACTCATGTAGTTATTCTGATAATTCAAATTTAGTATTAGGAGGAGGATGCGCGTATAATGGAACTGCTAATGGTAAAATAAAAAAACATTGTGGTATTAAGAATGTATGGATTCCCTACTCACCATCTGATGCGGGTTCTGCAATTGGAGCCTGTTTATATGTATGGCATGATGTAATTGGAAATCCTAAAGTAAAAGGTGGTGATAATCAATCTCCATATTTAGGACCCGAATTTAGTAAAGAATATGTATTAAATATTATAGATGGGATAGGAGATATATCTTTCAAATACTATAAAAATACTGATACATTATTAAGTAAAACTGCCAATTTAATTAAAGAAGGAAATATAATTGGTTGGTTTCAAGGTAGAACCGAATTTGGTGCAAGAGCATTAGGTAATCGTTCTATATTAGCTAATCCACATTTATCAGATGTAAGAGATAGAATTAATAAGGTTGTCAAAAAGAGAGAAATGTTTAGACCATTTGCTCCATCAGTAACACATGAAGATTATCAAAATTATTTTAAATCGGAAGAAGATGTTCCGTATATGAATCAAGTAGTTCAGGTTATTTCAGAAACATCAATTCCATCAGTAACGCATGTTGATAATAGTGCTAGAATACAGACTGTAACAAATGAACAAAATCCCTTATATTATAGTTTATTAAAAGAATTTGAAAAAATAACAGGAACACCAATTTTACTAAATACATCTTTCAATTTGAGAGGTCAAACTATGGTTAATGACCCTGCTACCGCAGTTAAAACATTTAATAATTGTGATATGGATTATTTAGTTATTGGAAATTATATAGTAAGTAAAATATGATATTACATGCATACGGTGATTCTTGGACCGAAGGTGAAGGTTGTAATTTAGAAATAGAGAAAAGTTTAAAAAACCAAGACCTTATAGTTTATAGAAATCAGCATTCTTGGGTAAAAAATTTAGCAGAAAAATTAGAATTAAAATGGATTAATAATGGTAAAAGTGGTAATCCAAATGCTGTTATTTTTAATTCAATAATTGATGATGTAGTTAATGGTAGAATAAAAGAGGGAGATTTGGTAGTAATTCTTTGGAGTTCATCTTTAAGAGATTATGCCGCATTTTTACCACGTCAACAATGGGTTAGTTGGTCTGTAAAGCACTTACTCAATTTACCTGAAAAATTTACACACTCATACAAAAGTAATGATTCTGTTTATGATAAATTTCTTTCGGAATATAAGTCTTTTTTTCTTAATCAAATGTTTAGTCAAAATTACTATAATATAGTAAATCAGAATTATATTATTTTTTTACAAAAACTTTTTGAATGTTATGGTGTAAACTATTTTATGGGAGATGCGTTTGATAAAATGATTGTAGATTTAGATATTAAAGATGATATATCTCATTTAATTAATAAAAATAATTATTATTATTTTTCTAAAAAAACTTTAAAAGATTATTTAAAGCAAACCAATACAGATTGTTTTGAATCAAATGAAATGATAGAAAAAAACCCCGCACAACATCCTAATGAAATTGGGTATAATCTAATAAGTGAAGAAATCTATAATTATATAGTAAATAAGAATATATTATGAGCACAGAATTTCAATTATTTGATGGTAAAAATTTATCATCACTATTTAAAGATATTTACGATAATCAGCAAGTAAAGAAGAAGAACATTTCAGAAATGATTGAATCACTTCGTAAATTAATTAAGAGTGTAGGTGAAGCAACTGTCATAGCTCCAATTATTAGAGACTTAATCGATTCATCCATTAAGAATGATGACCATTTAATTAAGTTGGCTACAATTGCACAACGATTGGCTCAAGCTGAAGCTAAAGGCATTGGTGAAGATGGTTGGTTAAGTGAAACTGAAAAAGCACAATTACTAAACGAATTAGAAGATACTATAAATGAAGTAGAAAAAAAATCAGATGAAAAGTTATTAGATATTCAGGTTGAAATTGAAGAAATAAAAACTAAATTATAATGGCAGATACCCAAAGTAATATATTTGGATTTTTAGCAACCGTAGATAATGTATACGGTACAACAACTGAATTGTTAACCAAAGAACCAGGTGAAGCAGGACTTGATTCTATTTCAATATACAATGATAATAAAACATTTTCGGATAAAGATGCTAGAATGTATGGTGCAATTACATACAGAAGAGAAAGTAATATTAAAGTAGATGATTACGCATTCCCATTTGATAAAAATAATTTTACATTTCCAATCAAAGGAGAAACGGTAGTTATAGTAAAACTACATAATCAATCATTTTATTTACCATATACAAATACTCCTTATTCAAATTATAGAAGAGATTATACAACTTATTATGCTACGTTAGAGGAAGATGTAGAAGTACCTGCTGGAAAACAGGGTGGTGGTTCTATGGCTAATACTGCTGCTACTGGTGGTAAAACAAATGCAAAAACTAAAACTAAAGATAAAAACGAATATGTAGTAAATGAAAAAATTAAATTTTTAAAACCATCAAACGGTGATACTATTATAAGTGGTAGAGTTGGTAACACAATTCGTTTTAGCGAGTTTTTTTTAACTGAAGATAGTAAAACATCATCTCCATCTATTTTTATTCGTAATAAACAGAATCCAGAATTGGATTCAAAAAAAATAGGTGAATTAGTAGATGAGGATATTAACAAAGATGGTACATCAATTTATATAACTTCTGGTAAAGTAAAAATACCATTTAAAGAAACCGTAGCCAAAACTAAAACTGCATTCAAAGAATATCCCGCATCTGATAAATTAAAAGGTGACCAATTATTTATAAATTCGGATAGAATAATTCTTTCTTCGAAAGCAAGTGAATTTATTATATTTGGTAAAGGAAACACTGGTATATTAACTGATGGTAATTTTACAATTGATGCAGAAAAAGAAGTATATGTTCACAACAATAAAAATATAACAATACACTCAAAAGGTTCTAATCAAATATTCCTTAATTCCGATAGTGGTAAAGTATTTATAGGAAAGAACATTGGAGTAGGACAAGAAGGTGCAGATGTACAACAAATGGTGTTGGGAGGAGAACTTGTTAAGATATTAAAAGATTTAATAAGTGCTATTTTAGAACAACAATATTTAACTCCATCTGGACCATCCAAGGTTAGTCCTGAAAACGCAGCTGCATTTCAATCAATAAACTCACAATTAAAAACTATATTATCTGCTAATAATTATTTAAGTAAAACCTAATGGCTATAAATTTAAATAAAGCGAAACAAATTTTTAAAGGAGGAATCTCTAATAGTTGGACGGATTTTTATTTAAATATGGCATTAGAAATGTCAGAAAATTACCTTAAAGCTAAAGGAGTTGCAATAGGTGCTTCCGTTTTAGGAGGAACTTCCATCGTTGGTGACCTTGGTGTTATTAGTGATAATGTATCAGAAACAGAATTAAATAATACAATTAATAATTATTGGTTTGCTCAATCTTTAACTGAAGAATACGATAAAGTTATAAAAGGTGGTAAAACTCTGATAGGTGGTGTTCCATTTGAAGGAAATGTTGAAGCAATGGAAAGAACTTTATTTTTAATTTTAAATAACACTACAGTAAGTAAAACGGGAGATTTATTAAGGGATATCGGACCAGCAATTCAGGCATATTGGCTGGGGGCTCAATCAGCTAAAATACCCGTCCCAAATATACCATGTGCTGGTGCAGTTGCAAATTTAACAACAAATGTTGGATTTAATTTATCTCCTGGAATATGGACACCAATTATTGTGAATGCCAACGGAAGTATTTCTCCTTTTTTATTAAATTTTATAATATCCGCATCAGTACATTTACTAACTGTAGGTGGACTATTTATCTGTAATTGTACATACCCACCACCAGCACCACCTGCACCTGGAGTATTACCTTGGGCAGGTTATTTTGTTAAACCATTTAGCGGTAACCCATTAAGTTCTTTAGATTTTAAAGATATGAGAAACCTTGCACTATTAGTTACAGCAGATACGTTATCTGGTGTTACAAATACCATAACTCAAAATGAAACTGAAACCGACGTAGTTTCTCAACTTGCAACAACTATAGCTAAAGGATTTATAGAAGGTGAAGAAACCCAAGAACCGCAAATTGCAGCTGCTATAAAATCTATAATATATGGAGATGAGGCAGGGATGGCAGAATCATCTACATTACTATCAACGGATAATTTTATTTCAATTGCAAGGTAAATCGGTGTAAATTTTAACTTATTATATTTATTAACAAATAGAACAATAATTTTTATGAAATCAGATATTTTATTATCACTAATTAAAGAAGTGGTTAAGAATGAAGTAAAAGCACAAGTTAAAGAAGAAGTTGCTAAACTTATCAAATCTGGTGCGGTTACTTTAAATTTACCAAAAAAACCAACTGCTCCTACTCTAAAGGAAGCAATTAAATCGGTAGACCCATTTGAGGCTGCAACTTCCGCGTTACAACAAAGTAGAAAAGTAGTACAACCTCAACCAAAACCTCAAATCAAAAAGGAATTTTCCAAAGACCCGATGATTAATGAGATTCTTAATATGACTCAACCATTTTCAGCAGAGCAACGTAAAGAAGGTGCTCAATCGGTAAGTAGTGTATTGGATATGATTAAACCAGAATTAAGGGTTGATGATAGTGATTGGGAAACTATGGATTTTAGAGAATCAAATATTCCTCAAAACATTCCACAACAATTGGAATCAACTGGTGATGGGTTACAAGATGCTACAATAAAAGCATTAACAAGAGATTATTCAGAATTAGTAAAACGATTTAAATAATGGCAATAGAGTTAGGTAACGTAAAAGTAGCAGATTTAGCGGAAAATGATTATAAGATATTAGGAATTGGGATATGCAAATCTTCAAATTCTAATGGTGTATTTTCTACAAACTACACTACTCTAACTCAAGCAAAAGATAATTTAAAAAACCTAATACTAACAAAAAAGGGAGAAAGATTAATGAATCCTGATTTTGGGTGTGATGTTTGGTTGGTGTTATTTGAACAGATGGATGGTGCTACAATTGAATCAAGAATTGAAACATCTATTGTAGATGCAGTTGATACTTGGCTACCATATTTAAGTTTAACTTCAATAGTATTTGATTACGATGATAATGATATTGATACAAACAGAATATCGTTAGACATTCAATTTGCGTTAGCATCAAATCCAAATTTAACAGAATCAGTACAAATAAATATAAATAATTAGTAATGGCAATTAATCCATCAAATAAAAGTTGGGGTAGTGATACAAAAAACATCAATTACATTGGTAAAGATTTTGCTACGTTTAAGCAAAATTTGATAGATTTTACTAAAACCTATTTCCCAAATACATATTCAGATTTTAATGAAGCATCACCTGGTATGGTGTTTATTGAACAAGCTGCAGCAATTGGAGATGTTCTTTCATTTTACCAAGATACTCAATTAAAAGAATCAATGTTATCACACGCTACGGAACGTAAAAATGTGGTATCATTGGCACAATCTATGGGGTATAAGCCCAAAGTAACTTCACCTGCTATAACTACATTAACCGTTTATCAATTAATACCATCGGTGTATAATGCGCAAAACAACAGTGGTACAAATTATGAAGCTGATTCTAGATTCTACTTTAAAATAAAAGCTGGATTTGAGGTACAATCATCTACAAATAGTAATGTATCGTTTATAACAACTGATGCAATTGATTTTGCAAGCCCAACTGATAGGACAATTGAAGTATATGAGAGGGATGCTACGACAGGTACTCCTACTCAATATTTAGTATCTAAAAAAATTAAAGCCATATCAGCTAGAGAAAATACTACTGGTATTACATTAGGTAGTGATACGGATTATCCAACTATCCAATTATCCGAAACTAACATTATACAAATAGTATCAATAGCAGATTCAAATAATAACAAATATTACGAAGTTCCATATTTGGCTCAAGAAAGTATATTTGTAGAACAACCCAATGTGAATGAATTATCATACTATTCTGGTTCAGTTCCATATATTTTAGAAGTACAAAAAGTACCTCGTAGATTTTCTGTAAAAATTAATTCGGATAATACAACCGAAATACAATTTGGAAGTGGTGATGTTAATTTAAGAGATGAGCAAATATTACCCAATACAAAAAATATAGGATTAGGTTTGGCAAATTCTGTTAATAGATTAAATCACGGAATTGACCCATCTAATTTTTTAAAAACTAATACATTTGGTATAGCACCTGCTGGACAAACATTAACTATAAAGTATTTAACAGGTGGTGGAATTGCATCAAATGTGAATGTTGGTGATTTAACAAAAATTCAAAAAGTTGAATTTGATGATGATTTGTTAGCTATACCATCTGGAATTGTTGGAATGTATAACTCATTTAAATCATCAATTGCAGTAGAAAATTTGGAACCTGCAATAGGGGGTAGAGGAGCAGAAAGTATTGAAGAAATTAGACAAAATGCTTTAGCAACATTTGGTTCACAAAACAGAGCAGTAACTAAACAGGATTATATAGTAAGAGCATTATCATTGCCAGAAAGATATGGAAGTGTTGCGAAAGTGTATGTATCACAAGATGGTGAGATAGATAATAATTCACCCGCATCTATTTTATCTAGTCCAGCATCTATCGCAGAATTTACTAATTTAGTAGACGGATTTAAGGGTATGAGTAAATCTGATATCCAAGGTGAATTAATTAAATATCTTTCAACTAAAAAATCATCATTGAATGAAGTAAATAACCCATTTGCAATTAATATGTATGTTTTAGGGTATGATGTTAATAAACATTTAACTCCAATAAATCAGGCAGTTAAACAGAACCTAAAAACATATTTAGGAGAGTATCGAATGATTACAGATGCGGTGAATATGATTGATGGATTTGTTGTAAATATAGGTGTTGACTTTGATGTAATATGTTATTCAAACTACAATAAAAGAGAAGTTGTTACCAATTGTTTAGTTAAAGTACAAGATTACTTTAATATAGATAATTGGACATTTAATAAACCAATAAACATTTCTGAATTAGAATTAATACTTGCAAACGTAGAAGGAGTAATGAGTGTACCATCCGTAAAGATATCAAATTTATGTGGTGGAGATGGAAATTATTCACCAAATAAATATAACATCGATGAAGCAACTCGAGGTAAGATAGTATATCCATCTTTAGACCCTTGCATTTTCGAAGTAAAATACCCTAACAAAGATATAAAAGGAAGAGCTTTATAATATGCATAAATTATTCACATCATCGTTCGATGCCAGTATCTACTTACAACAACCAGACCAAAATGCAGGTAGAGATGAGATATTAGAGGTTGGTAAATTATATTATGGTTCCACTAAAGACATAGCTAGAACCTTAATAAAATTTGATGTAGCTAATATGGGAATCCCAAGTGGCTCTATTGTTTATTTAAATCTAAAATCTTCTCAAGCAGAAGAAATTCCATTGGAATATACAATCCATGCTAATGCAGTATCACAGAGTTGGTCAATGGGTACTGGTACTAAATTTGATAATATTACATCGGATGGTGTAAGTTGGAAATACCGAAATGGTGTTGATACTTGGCAAGATAATGTTACTGCAGGAACTGCGGTATTTACGCCAGGAACAACTGGTTCTGCAAACGCGGAAGGTGGAACGTGGTATACTGCATCTCAAGCATCTCAATCTTATAACTATGAAGATGCTGATATCAGAATTAATGTGACAGGTATCGTTAATAGATGGTTAAGTGGCTCCATACCAAATAATGGGTTTATTATACACCATGGGTTAGAAAACGAAGAAAATACATTAGATTATGGTGTATTGAAATTCTTTTCTAAAGAAACTACTACTATATATGAGCCAAAATTAGAAATAGTTTGGAATGATGTATCATTTGTAACAGGCAGTTTATTACCAGTTACTGGTTCTGCTCAAGATGAATATAAAGTAATTATTACCAATTTAAAAACAGAATATAGTAAAGATAGTAAGATAAAAATTAGAATTAAAGGTAGAGATATGTTTCCTTTAAAGTCATTTTCAACAACATTTGAATATGACCAATCAAAGTATTTACCTACAACATCATATTATCAATTGGAAGATTATATAACAGATGATGTTATATATCCATTTGGAGAATACACTAAAATTTCATGTGATAATACATCCAATTATTTTATTTTAGATTTAAATACACTACCATTGTATAGGACATATAGATTAAAATTAAAAATAATTGATGGTGAAATATCTACCATAATTGATGATAAATTAACATTTCAAATAGTATAATAATGGCATTAACATCATTAGAAGCAATTGCATTAAAATTACAAGAAAAAAGAACTACTGATTTAGAAAATATTCTAAAAGTATCAGGTTCTGCCGCTGTTTCTAAAAATGAATATGGTGTAACCGTAGTTAATGAAAATAATTTAGCATCATCTTTAGTATTTAAACCTTTAGTTATATCCAAAATAGATAATGTTGAACTTTTAAAAGCAATTGATACCGAAGTTAAAGAATTAAAACCAAACATTCCTGAAGTAAATCTTAATTTAGTACCTAAACCATTATACGATGATGAAGTTATTACTAATACAGATTTAAGAAAACAAGTCGAAAAATTAACAACAGATATTGAAGTTTTAAATTCTGAAATCAATACTTTAACATCTAGAGTATTATCTGAAACTAATAAACGATTATCAATAGAGCAAACTAATGATGTATTAGTTAATCAATTGGATGCATTATCAAAAGTAATCGAACAATTTGCAACACAGATACAATCTGCAGTGCAAAAATCAGTAGATGAATCTATTTTAAGAGCATCTTTACAATCTCAAAACGCAGGATTTAAAGCACAAATAGAAGCATTAATAAAACAAATAGATTCACTAAACTCAATTATAGAAGGTTTACAATCTCAATTAGGGGCAGTTCAACAACAACAAGCTATACAACAATCGGCATCCAATACTGCATTAGCAAGTGGTGGGGATATTTTAGTTAAAACTACAATTATTAAATGGGATGGTCCTAAAGAAGATAATCAAGTATTAAAAGGATTATCTGCTAAATTGAATGCGAAAGATTATGCCGCAAACAAATGGATTTCAAACGGACAATTGGCTATAACAAATAACGATACTCAACCTGTAAACATAACATTTCAACTTAAATTGGCCAATAATTGGAGTTGGGTAACCGTACCAAAGAATAACTTTGATATTCCTGCTAATGGTAATGAAACTATTGATTTTAAAATAAAAACTAGCGCGATACCAAAAAGTGCTGATTCGAGAGACATTGCACCTTTTGCTGGATATTCGGCAGGTAAATTATATACAGGTACTATTAGAGTGATTGCTACTAAACCAGATGGTACAACTGAATTTAAAGAGTATCCATGCAACATAAACAAATCTCACCCAAATTCGTATTAATATATAAAATATGAGTATTAGAAAATATACAAATTTTGATAGCATAAATTCAAATTCAACCAATGAAGGGCAGTTTCTCCTTGCAGAAGATTTGTTTATTGTTACAAAAAACGAAAAACAAGAAACCGAATTTGGTGAGTGTAAGTATGATGTGATGGAAGTATCTGTATACGATATTAATAATATACTTTTACCCCAAAAATCAGGAAAAAATGTTGCATACATAAAAAAAAATAGCATAGGTTCATATATGTATTCACTTACTAATACATTGGGGAAAAAAGAACTTGCTATTAATATTGAAAAATTATTAAATGATTTAGGGTTTACAAACGGTATTCTTAAAGTTAATATTAATTTCGTTCGTAGTAGAGTTGGTAGTGAAAATGAATTAGAAAGAGTTTGGATACACGAAATATCTCCATCGAGAGAAGAACTTCGTATTATACCATTAAAAACTAATAATCCTCAACTAAATATAAATAATACTAAACAATTCTTAAACTTAAATAATTTAAATAGAGATTTTAAGTTTTATAAAAAAAATATATTAGATGGATTAGATTCATTTGAAACAACATCGTTACAATCCATAGATGATACATTGGTAGCAAAATTTGGAAACGATTTTCAAGCAATTCTTAAAAAAGATTTTGGATTGAGTAATTTTAACGAATTTAAAAAGAAGATATTTATAGATTTTAGAAATAGTGTTACCTATTGGTTAACAAATAAAAATTATGATATTACTCAATCTACATTCGGGTCTCCATCCGAAAAACGATTTGATGATTGTGACCAATATGATTTTAATTACCTATTAAATGAAATAAAAAATATATTAAATGCTTCTATAACATTTAATATAAAAACATTGTCCAGAAGAGTTATAAAATATGAAACATTACCAGTTGAATTTGCAGTAGAAGAAGTTAAAAAACAAGTTCAAAATTTATTAGAATTGTATGATACCAAAGTGGAAATTATACGAAATGTGTATTCACCAGAATTAGCTGCAGTATCATTCCAAGGTGTTACTGATAAAGACCCACCTACTGGAACCGAAAATGTATCTAACTTACCGCCAAAAGTTCCACTACCTACAACTACCACAACTACAACTGCGGCACCTGCAACAACCACAACTACAACTATACCACCTACTAATAATGTAGGTTTAGTTGGTGGTATGACCCCTGAAGAAATAGCTCAACAAGAATTTCTTGATGCTTTAACCGCAGATGGAACAAACCGAGGGTACGCAACGGGAGTACAAGTAAGAGATAAAAATACAAACCGAGGTGTAGAATAAAATAATATTAAAGTATTTATATAAAATAAAAATAAATAATGGCAGAACAAGACAGCCTTTACACTTATCCATATTCTAATAATAACGGAAGCACTGGGAATACAGGCCCAACCGGCCCCTATAACGCTCCCACATATAGGCCAACTAATCCGCCATCTTCATTAAAAATTTATTTAATAAGTGAAGATACTGATTTAGAATTTTTTGAAGAAGAAGTATCGGTTGGATATGGTAAATCTGTTGATATTATTTATAACTCATCTTTACAATTTAATGGTCCTAAAACTTATACTGCAAATTTAGATAATGGAAAAGTATTATCTAAATTCGTAGTTAACACTAAACAATTACAATTTGCAACTGAAATTGTTGAAGGAATTGGTGTTACGGAATATACATTAATAGATGATGTATGGGAAGAACAACAAACTCAAAATTTTAATTTCGGAACTATAACTTTAAGATTTAAAACAGAAGTATTACAACGAAATCCAATCCCAGTGGCTCAAGAATCTGCGGAAGTAGTAACTGATACTAATCCGGAAGTTGTATGGGAAGTTTTATTTAATTCAAATATAAAAGAATTAAGTTCCTTAACTTTAGGATATCAAATTGTATTCGAAGATGATATAGTTGCATCTGGTGTAAATAAATTGTATGAAAATACATTTGGAAAAATACCTAAAAAGATATTGGATGGTGGTGTTGTTAATTTTGAAATTAAAGGCAATTTACCCGATGGTATTTTTATAAAAAATATATATTCCGGAACATCTCAACAGTTTGGTTCGGATGCTGTTAATTATAGTAGATTAACAAAACAAAATTACGCTTTTCAATTACCGGCATCGTTATTAAATTCTGGAATAGGTGTTATAATTGAAGCTGAAAAAGAAATTAAATCCCAATCACCAATTGTAATATTGAATCAAACACAATACAATGTAAGTGTAAAGGATTCCGATACAGAAAAGTCAATAGTAATTCCGTTTAATACCAAATTTGCTGATTCAGTTTTAGTATATATTTCAGCAGATATAGTTTTAGAAGTTCCAGCTAATGATAAAGAAGTAACTTTATTTTTTCAAAAAGATTTTAAAGAAATTTACGGTTCTAAAAAAATATTCTTTGTTCCACGTAGTACAACATTTGGAACAGGAACTAGGGTTGAAACGATTGTAACATTTAGTGCTATAAATGATTTTCCATCTATTACGGAAGTCATATATGCGGAATCAATCGATATACCATCATTTTCCGATTACAATATTGAGTACGATGTTTCATACTCATCATTTGCAGTTTCATCGGTAGATATTTTTTTAAAACAAAAAGATGGTAGTAGTATTGGATTATTTAGCAATCAACCACCAAATGGTTCGATAAAAATAAATCTTAAAAAATTAAGAGAAAATTATCCAAATTGGGTTGGTAGTGATAGTGTATCATTAGTATTAAAACCATACAACAGAAGTGGAGCAGAAGAATTAATTGGAAATGATTATCAGGTATTAACAAAATTATCTATACCGTCCATTTCATTAAATGAAGATATAATTACTAACGCTTTATTTAATGCTTTTTCTGAAAAATTAAAAATCGATGAACCTTCAAAAGAAAGTAAGTATCTAACACACCTTGCTAATTTTGGAAACGATGAGCAAATTATAATTTCATCTTGGGAAACTGATGATTTTACATTATCTAAAAAGTCTACAGATAATTTAGGTAATACATTTGTTGCTCCAAATGATGTTGTTAATTCAATTATTTTAAAACTATATTCACCGTTACCTGCTAATATACAGAATAATTCAACATTCTGGATTACAAAATTAATGAGTAATCCTTTAATTGAAACGGTTGTATTAACAGAAAATAATGATGTAAGTTGTCCACCAATAAAAGGACCAAATTTTACAATTGATGTAGACTTTGTAAAAGGACAATCTACTAATTACGAATCATTAGATAATATAATATTAAGTGGTTCCACATCTTCTAACGAATTAGTATCATTATATTTAAGTTCATCATTGATAACTACAGATGAATTAAATATCGAATATTCATCTGGTTCTACTTATTTGTGGGAAAATTTTGTTCATTTTAGTTCTGCGGCTGAACGTATTGCTAACTTTGTTTATAAAGTTCAACTTATTGAAGTATATGAAACTTCGTATTCATCATCATATTATACTGGCTCAAGCCCAACATCAGGTTCACATACAGGCTCATTATCAGCCGTTCAAGAAAGAGAAAGACAACAATCTAAAAAGAATCAATTAATAAATGGTTTCGATGGATTCGAGAAATTTTTATACGAATCATCTTCTTTAAGTTGGCCATACAACGGTACGAATAGAAGATTAAGTACATCTAATGAAGTTTCTAATTGGTATTCTAATATAGAAGAACTTGCAAATATATATGATGCTAATAATTCAAATTATGTATTAAATAATATACCACAATACATAGTAAATTGTGATGAAAATGAAAGTTTAATATTATTTTTCTCAATGATTGGACATCATTTTGATAATATTTATTTTCACACAAAATCTATTGAAAAAAGTAGAGGGTTAGGGTACAGAGCCAAAGATGGTATTTCTGATAAATTACTTTTCGATACTTTAAAATCATTTAGTTGGGATGCTAAAAATTTAGCAGCTGATGCTGATTTGTGGAGTTATGTATTTGGTAAAGATAAAGAAGGTAATGATACAGAATCAAACCCAGCAAAACAAAGAACTAACGAAGTTTGGAGAAGAATTGTAAATAATTTACCATATCTATTAAAACATAAGGGTACTAGAAGAGGTATACATGCTTTAATGGCGTGTTATGGTATTCCATCATCTAATCTTTCAATTTTAGAATTTGGAGGTCCTGAAATAAACGATACATCTAAAAGTAAGTTGGTAATAGATAATATTACTACGGGACTTACAATGACGAGTGGTTCTAATATCCAAATGGAATGGAAAACTACTGAAAAAGGTAGAAAACCAAATACAATTGAGTTATTTGTAAAACCATCAGATTCATCTCAATATACTTTAATAAGTGGTAGCGGGTGGAATGTAAATTTAAGTGGTTCAACTGATAGTAATTATGGTGAAGTTAAATTCACATATTCTGGTTCAGACCAATTACTAAACACAATATCTTCATCGTTATTACCAATATTTAATGGAAACTTTTTTGGTATTTCGGTAAGTAGTGGTTCTAATGGATTAAAATTAGATGTAAGACAATCTAACAAAGAAAGAACTATATTTCAACAATCCGTATCTGCAAGTTCTGTAACAACTCTATGGAACACTGGTTCTATATTACAAATTGGAGGTAATTATGTTGGTTCTTTAGATGAATTCCGTTTATGGTCTGAAGTATTGGATACTGAAAGATTTTATGAACACGTTTCATTTCCTGAAATGATTAATGGAAATAGTGTTACATCATCAACCGATGATTTATATTTCCGTTTGGATTTTGAATATCCTAAAAACTTATATGGTACATCTGGAACATCTTCATTAATAAATGTTGATACTAACATTTATTTTGAAAATGGTTTGACTAGAAATGATTATGAAAATGGAACTACTGCTTCACTATATTCGGTAAACACTACACCATTATTATCAGCATCGGCGTTTAGTTTCCCATCTGTAAGTGAATATCCATATCAATTCGAAGTAATCGATAGAACAATTGTAATGGATTATCCAGATGGTGGAGCGAGTAGATTCTCAACTAATAAAGTTAGATTTGAAGACCAATATACTTTAACTAATCAAAAAATATCTGGAAGTGTTGGTGTAGATTTATCTTCAAAAAGTAGAGCAACTAAAAAAGCATTTGACCAATCTCCAACTGATTCTAACAGAGTTGGTTTATTTTTCTCTCCTACAAAGGAGTTAAATATGGATATTGCTAAAACTTTTGGTGGGTTAAATATTGATAACTATATAGGTGACCCTTCAGATGATTATAAACCAAATTACAAATCATTGGATAATTTAAGAAATTATTATTTCCAAAGATTTGATAATAGAGATATATATGCTTACATAAATCTAATCAAACTATATGAGAAATCTATGTTTGAAGATTTAAAGAAGATGTTGCCTGCGAGGGTTAAGGCAACTACTGGTTTATTAATAGAACCACACTTTTTAGAAAGAAGTAAAGTTGTTCACAAAAAACCTACGGCAGATGATTATCAGAAAGAAACTGAAATAAAATTATCTGATACTAGCGTTATTACATTTGAAAATATTCAAAAAGAAACATTAATAGATGCTAATCTATCCGAAAATTTAACGATAGAAAATAATCAGTATGAAGCATTGATTTCAACTGCATCAGTAAATAGTTTATTTGCTGAAAATTATCAGCAAGATTCTATTATTGATATGAATTCTAATTTTGTTTTTAATTCGGATTCTTATCAAAAAGAAGTAATAATAAATGCAGAATTGGGAGAACCTACACTTGTAAGTGAAATTGATAGTACAGATTCAAATCAAATTATAGGACAAACTGAATTTGAAACAATTGGGTTTGGTATTTATGCACAGAGTGGTTCTGCAATTAGAACATATTTTAATAAAGATAATAGAGTTGTTAAAGAAAGAGTTAGAGTACAATTAATTACCGAACAAAAAGAAAGAATTGTACAAAAATTCGCAATAACTGCTTCGGCTAACGGATTGGGTGACCCACGCGGTGGATACATTTCAGATATTCAAACTTATACTGAAACAAGATTAAATATTCAACCATTTAGTGGTTCTGTTGTACCTATTGTTAAAGGTAATGTAATAGAAGTAACAAATGTAAATGGATATTTACCAACGCATAATAAATTTACTTCCGATTTAACTAGGGGATTACAAAATAGTTTCTTTAAGGGTTCTAAAAATACTGCGGCAACTACATTAGATGGGAGTTCACCTATTGAAACATTTGCTTCTAATCCAAATACATTAAGAGTAAATAAGACTGGTAGAGATTCTTCCGAACCTATTTTGGAAGTAGAATAACGAAATTTAAAAATTATTATATTTATAAACAAAGAATAATAAAACATTATGGGATATTTAAGTAATAGCGAATTAACCGTTGATGCAATTCTTACTAAAAAAGGTAGAGAAAAATTAGCATCAGGACAAGGATTAAACATTACTCAATTTGCGTTAGCAGATGATGAGATTGATTACACACTATACGAACCGGCACATCCACTTGGTTCTGCATATTATGATGCGGCAATTAAGAATATGCCAGTATTGGAAGCCAATCCTGATGAAACGCAAGTAATGAAATATAAATTGGTAACACTACCTAAAAATACAACTCGTATTCCTGTTGTAGAATTTGGTATACCAACCATTTCAGTTAATCAAAGAAGTGGTGAAGTTTCATTATCACCAACTACATCTCCAGCTGGAAATAGAAGTTTAGGATACACTATTGTATTATCTAACAAAAATGCAGGAGATATTGTAGGAGAAGGTGTAACATCGGATGTAGGTTCAGTGCCTATTTTTATCGGTGATGATATATCTGCAACTGCAGCAATTGCTAAAGGATTAACATTTAAATTTATTCCAAACCCATCATTAACTTCGACCATCAAAACTACAATTACGGTTTATGGTAACGAAACTGGTGGTTCGCAAACAATACCAGTAACTGTAACTTACGTTCAATAAAATAAACTATGGCATTAATTAGAGACAATAGAGGAGCCCTTTTAGCGAGTAATATAGCTCAATACTTGGCAGGACAATCAAATGTAGCGGGTACTCCTATCGATACAAATGAATTAGTTAGCATTGTAAACCAATTTTTAGGACAGGGTGAACAGATTAGTTCGGATATAACTACCATTACTAATGGTATTTACAAAAAATTTGGAGCAATTGATAAGGTAACCAACAGAACAGAAATTGTAACTTCTGGAATATGGAGTGGTGATGAAGGTTCATTGGCTAATTTTTTCACATCATCAACACAATTGAACTCTGTAAGTGGTAAGTATTATTTGGATGTGTATAATGAAAACGCAACATCTTCTTCGGCAGAAGTTCAATTTTCAATTGCGTATGGAGATGTAAACGGAAACGGAGCACCTACATTATCACAAGATGATGATTCCAATTTACAAACTACTGCCGTTTACAACCAATTTAAAAATGTATTATTGGATGCAGCTGATGCATATTTTAGTGTTTACACTGGTTCAACTGCAGGAGGACATGATTTATCATCATTCTATGTACTTAACATTAATAGAGCTAGATATAAAGAAAAATTAGACCCAGGAAATATACAAATTGCACTATCAGGTTCAGCTGGATATATTTCATTAATTGATGATTCAGGTGGAACTGGTGAAAATGTAACAACTGCTGGTAGAGTTTATAATATGGTTAGTGGTGCATTGAACATTGGAACATCTTTAACTGCATCAGTAGCACAAGTATCCGATACATATACAAAACAAGGATACGGTTTATTCTATCCTGATATGGGTATTATATTATTAAACCCAACCGCACTTTCCGCATCTGTTGGTGGTGAATTATCAGCAGCTGCTGGTTCAACTACATTAAAATATCATCAATCAGGTTCGGTATCTGGTTCATTGAAATTGTACGATGCACTAAAAAGAGGTGGTGATTTCCAAGCTCGTAGAACTGAAAATGTTTCTACTTCTCATTATTTTGTAAGAGCAAACAATAGAGAATTTAACTTCTCTAACAACCCAACATTCGTAACTGGTTCAGTAGGTGCGTTTGTACAACCGTTGTTCGAAAGAGACCCGCATGTATATATTACAACCGTTGGTTTGTATAATGATGCAAACGAATTATTGGCAGTAGCAAAAACTTCTAAACCAATTGCTAAATCATTTGATAAAGAAGTGGCTATAAAAGTAAAATTAGATTTCTAATAACATATTCCTTACGGATGCTACCGAAGGACACCCCCGTCAGAAATGGTGGGGGTTTTTTATTTCTTTATATTTATATGTGATATGTTAAAAAGAATACCAAAATCTGATATTAGTATAAGGCCATTTAAGGCGTATAAGGAATGGAGTTTTGATGAAACTTCTAATGAAATAGATTTATTAGAAGCAAATGAAACTTCATCGGTATTATCTGGATTATATCCACAAAATTCTATATACGGGCAATTAAGAGCTCAATTTTACAATGGTAATGAAGACAATCCATTTTTAAGATTCGGTGATAAATCATCAGATTATAATGATGAACCATCTACTCGTGATAGATTTTTAAGTGGAAGTGCAAAGGTAATTTCTATTCCACAAATATATGTTGGAGAAGGTATAAAAAAAGGCTCGGTTATATTAATTGATAACGATGGAACATCTACCTCTTATATAGATGATACACATGGAAATTTAATTGGAGGACAAAGTGGTGATATTATTACTTTCGGTCAAATTGATGTAGAAAATAGTATTATAAACTTTACAGATTCAGCACTTAATACATATTCCGCTTCAATTCAAGGAGAAACTGGTTCTTTTGATATAAATAATGGTACGTTTAACATAATATATAATTCTATTTCACATTCTTTAACAATAATAAATTTTAATATTCAAACCGGTATTATGGTAGTTGATGATTTACCGTTTATACCAGAAGAATCACAGAATATAAAAATAGGTAACGTATTCTACACACAAGGAATAATAGTGTTAACAAGAAATGCAGCATCACTTTTAAATGCAGATTGGGATTTAAATTTTAAATCTACTAAAACAATCTATGAGCATGAATATCTTTTGATTGTTAATGAGGATGAATTTAATGTTTCACAAAACCCATCCGCAGTTGTAACAGAAGGTGGTGAGTATACATCATTTGTAGATTCTTCCGGAAATACACACAGAGTTTACTCTAAACAACCTGTTAAATATATTCGTAAAAAATCTATATTAGAAAATGGAAATACTTTAGATTATCGTTATACATCATCTGTAAGTTCTTCTACTCACTTTGCAGGATTTGAACACTACGATTTAAGTAGTTCTATTGATTCAACTGGTTCTTTCTTAACACCATTCATTACAACAATTGGTTTATACGATGATAATTGTGATTTAGTTGCTGTAGCTAAACTTCCTCAACCAATTAAATCAGAAAAAGATATTCCAGTTAATTTTATTATACGATTTGATACATAATCTTATATTTATACTTAAAACACAAAACAAATGGCAACATTAGAAGAATTATACAAAACCCAACAATCAGCATTAGGTGTTGACAAAATTTCATTTGAAGCTGGAAAGGCTGCGAATACTCCATATAGTACAAATGATTTGAAAAAAGCAGATGAGCAAGTGTTAACTGCTGCAAAATTTAAATCAGGCAGAGGTGGTGAAAAGAACTTTGCAAAGTATTCGGATTCAGTAAAACGATAATTTTTAATGGCTAAAAAAGTTATAAAAAAGTCTAAAAGTTGGGTTGGCAGAAAGCACGGATTCAAATCTGGTCTTGAAGAAACTATTTCAAGTCAAATTAAAGGAAAGGGTATTGATGTTAAATATGAATCCGAAAAGATTCCTTATATCGTACCCGCTTCAAACCATACCTACAATCCTGATTTTAAATTACCTAACGGTATTTTTGTAGAAACTAAAGGTAGATTTGTTGCAGCAGATAGGAAAAAACATCTATTAGTTAAGGCTCAAAATCCACATTTGGATATAAGATTTGTATTTTCTAACTCTAACAACAAAATCACAAAAAACTCTAAAACTACATACGCAGATTGGTGTGTAAAAAATGGGTACAAATACGCAGATAAAATCATTCCAGAAGATTGGTTTTAAAAGACTTGGAAATATAAAATATTTATACTATCTTTGATTTGTGTTGAATCAAACTGATAAAAATCTCGTTACAGCCACACTATCAAATGTGTTGGGTACATACAATTATTTGAAAGGTAATGAACTGGCCTTTTATTGTCCTTTTTGTAACCACCATAAACCCAAATTACAAGTAAATACCGAAACTCAAAAATGGCATTGTTGGACTTGTAATAGTGGTGGTAAAAAGCTAACATCTTTACTTCGTAAATTGGATGTGGATAGAAAAACCATATCAATAATTAGAGAAATATACGGAGATAGTAATTGGACACCACAACAAGAAGATGCCGAAACTCGAGTATTTATACAACTCCCAAAAGAATTTATTTCATTAGCAGAAGAACCAAAAGGATTCAATCCAGAATATAAACATGCTATGTTCTATCTTTCCCAAAGAGGAATTGGTATGAAGGAAATTGTTAAGTACAATATTGGCTATTGTAAAGATGGATTGTATAGTAGAAGAATAATTATACCATCTTATAGTTTAGAAGGTTCACTAAACTATTTTGTTTCTCGTTCTTATTATCCAGATGAGAAGATGAAATATAAAAACCCACCAATTAGTAAAAATATAATTTGTTTAGAATCACAGATAAATTGGAATGAGCCAATTATATTATGTGAAGGTGTATTTGATGCAATTACAATTAAAAGAAATGCAATTCCACTTTTAGGTAAGTTTCCATCAAAAACATTAGTTGAAAAAATCTTTATGAGTGGAGTAAGCAACATTATTATATCATTAGATAACGATGCAATGACTGACGCATTAAAAGCTGCAGAATACTTTAGAAAAAATGGGATTCAAGTTAAAATGATGTATTTGAAAGATAAAGATGCCGCAGATATGGGGTATGAAAAATTCTACGAAGAACTAAATAAAACTAAAGAATTTACTTCGGAAGAATTACTATTAAATAAAATAAATAGTTTATGAGTAGATTAAAAAAGATTTATCATATTGCAGATATACACATCCGTAATGTGAAAAGACACAATGAGTATCGGCAAGTGTTTGAAAAGATGTTTGAAGAGATTCGTAAAAGAGGTACGGAAGATTCAATAATTTATTTGGCAGGAGATATTGCTCATGCTAAATTAGAATTATCTCCTGAATTGGTTAGAGAGATTAGTTGGTTATTTACGGAATGTTCTAAACATTGTGAAACAATTCTTATTACAGGTAATCACGATTGTAATATGAATAACTCTGACAGATTAGATGTTCTTACTCCAATTGTAGAGGCACTAAACTTACCAAACTTTACATATCTCAAAGATACTCAAGTGTATGCAATTGGTGGGATAGATTTTGGAGTATTTAGTATTTTTGATAGAAAAGAAAATTGGCCAAAAGGAAATACATTATCTTCTAATAAAAAGATTGCTCTATTTCACGGACCAGTGGATAACTCTCAAACGGATATTGGATATACAGTTTCATCTCGTCATTTCACAACCGAAATGTTTGATGGATACGATTTAGCTCTATTAGGTGATATTCATAAAAGACAAACTATGATTTCACCAAGTGGATGTAAGATAGTTTATGCGGGTTCATTGATTCAACAAAACTTCGGTGAAACGCTGGATAAGCACGGATTCCTTGTTTGGGATTTAGATAGTATGAAATACGAAGAAGTTGATATTCAAAATGATTATGGATATTATACTATGGATGTTGATAATGGTAAAGTTCCTATTGTAACGGATATGCCAAAAAAACCTCGTTTAAGAGTTCGTTTATCTAATACCGATTCTGCCGATACTAAAAGAGTAATGGCTGAAATTAAGATGAGATATGGTATTGAAGATTTCACAATTATCAGAACCGATTCTCTTTCTAAATCTAAAACAGGTGATAGATTAAACAAATTAGACTTTGAAGATATTTCGGATATCAATTATCAAAACTCACTTATAAATGAGTATATTGAAAGAATGATGCCATTTGTAGTTCCTGAAGATTTAAAGGGGTTAGAACTCATTAATAGAGATATAAATAGTAGAATAGTTCAAGATGATATCCAACGTAATATACAGTGGAAACCAATTCGTTTTGAATTTTCAAATATGTTTAGTTATGGTGAGAGTAATAAAATCGATTTCACAAAATTAAACGGATTAGTTGGATTATTTGCTCCAAATGCAGCAGGTAAATCTTCATTATTTGATGCAGTATCATTTTGTTTATATGATAAAAGTAGTAGAGCATTTAAAGCATCCAACATTTTAAATAATCGTAAAACGGAATTTGATTGTACATTATATTTTCAAATAGATGGAGTAGATTATGGTATTCAGAGAACTGCTAAAACGATTAACAAAGGTAAAAATGTAAAAGTAGATGTTCAATTTTGGAGACAAGATGGTGATACTAAAACTTCATTAAATGGAACCGAACGAAGAGATACAAATCAAATTATTGAACAATATGTTGGAAAATATGAAGATTTTGTACTAACTGCACTATCACTACAAGGTAATAACGCACTATTCATTGATAAATCACAATCAGAAAGGAAAGACCTTCTTGCTCAATTTATGGGTTTAACTATTTTTGATAAATTATATGATACTGCAACCGAAGATATCAGAGAAGTTTCAGTATTGATTAAAAATTTTAAGAAAACAGATTTTACAACCGAACTTGCCGAAAAAGGTAAGGAATTAATTGAAAAAAAATCACAATTGAAATCATTAGAAACATTACTAAACAATAAAAATATAGAAGTAACTGATTTGAATGATAAAATTGTTGGATTAAGCAGAGAATTAACTCCTATAGATTCTAATTTAGATTTGCCAAAGTTAGAATTAAATAAAACGAATTTAAAAACTCAAATAGAAAATTTATCTAAAGAATACAATACGAAAGAAAATAAAATTATAGAATGTAGTACAATTCTAACCGAAGTTTCACATTCTTTGGTAAACAATAAAACTTTTAAAGTAGAAGAAGTTGATGTTGATATCGAAAATGTCTACTCAAAGTATATTAGTATTAAAAATGAAGTTTCAGAAGCAGAAAATTCTTATCAAAAACTAAAATATATAGAACAAACATTGAATGAAAAGATTTTACATTTAGAAGAACATAAATATGACCCTAATTGTGAATTTTGTTGTGATAATGTGTTTGTAAAAGATGCAATTAACGCAAAAGATGAGTTAATAATTTTAAAAAATAAATTAAATAACTCTAAAAATAATGTTGATTCTATTCAATTTAAATTAAATACGTTAAATGGTGTAGATACACAATATAGTGAGTATAATGAATTAAAAAACACATATTCTAAAAGTAAAATTGTTTTAGAAAAAACAGAAGTTGAACTAGATGCTTTAAAAACTAAAGAACAATTATTAGAAAACCAATTAAATACTATTAATGAAAATATAAATAAGTATTATGAAAATGAAGATACAATTTCTAAAAATAAACAAATAGAAACTGAAATTTCTGAATTAAATAAAACAAAAAATAATATTGGAAATGAAATTAGTAAATTAAATAAAGATATAACACATTTAAATGGTTCTATTTCATCCATATCTTCGTTTATAGAGGACATAAAACAAAAGATGAATGATGTTAAGGTATTGGAAGAAAAGAACCGCCTGTACACCTATTATTTGGACGCAGTGAAGAGAGACGGAATACCTTATGAATTAATTTCAAAGGCGTTACCTGTAATTGAAAATGAAGTAAACAATATCCTTGCTCAAGTAGTTGATTTTGGAATTACAATGGAGATGGATGGTAAATCAATTAATGCTAAAATTGTTTATGATGACCAGGAGTGGGGGTTAGAAATGTGTAGTGGTATGGAAAAATTTGTAAGTGGATTGGCTATTAGAGTAGCACTTATTAATGTATGTAACTTACCTCGTCCAAACTTTTTAGTAATAGATGAAGGATTTGGTACATTGGATTCGGATAACTTATCATCCCTATTTATGATGATGCAGTATCTTAAAACTCAATTTGATTTTATATGGATAATTTCACATTTAGAACAAATGAGAGATATAGTAGATGGATTAATAGAAATTAAAAAAGTAGATGGGTTTAGTAAGATTGACTTTTAATTTTATCGGCTTTCAACACACCGTTTTGAACTTTGGGAACACCAATATGTTTCTTAATTAAGTTTTCAACCAAACTACCCATCTTAAACCCATGTTCTTCACAATAATTTTTGAGAAGTTCGTGGGTTTCTTTTTTTATTTGTAACATTGCGTATTTCATAACTTATTTTTTATTTTTTCGTAAATAATATCTGCTATTTTTCTATAACCATTTATATTTGGATGGTATTCACCCAATCGTAATTTATCGTTTTCAAAATCATTAATGTTTATATTATAGTTCCATGGATTGATACCTGTTTCGTTTTGGTATTTTAACAATTCGTCTAGCATTGTATTTTCTGGTTCTATAAAATTTGTTAAATCCAAATCAACATTTTCTTCATCTTTAAACATTGGATAAAATGAATTAAAATAAAAATGTTTATAGTTTTTTAACATATCTTCATATCCTTTATAATCTTCAATTGGACTTGTGGCATTTCTATATGGATAAGAAAACATAACTATTATAATATCATCCGATGCCAAATAATCACCATTAAAAACAACATCTTTTAATGGATTTTTTAGTATGTAATTATTACCCACACCACATACACCCATATTAATATATTCAACACCCAATTTATCAGCTACCCATCTTGGCCAAGAATTTTGTGAACGCCAAAAATCTACAACGTAATCTCCACCTGCAATTCTTTGGTATTTGGAATTAGTTTCAACACCATGTCCGGCAGTCCAACTATCACCAACACATATTAATTTCATAACTTATTTAGTTTTCTTTAGTTTTTTAAAGACTTTATTAGTTTTCTTTATATAAATATGTTAGATTTATTTTTTAAGAATATTTATAGTAAAGATATTGTATAATGGCCGTAATAAAGAAAACTCTTTTTGCTGAAAATTTAGATAAGTATAATACATTTGTAGTAGATACTGCTCCAAATAGTACTTACTTCAATGTAACAGAAATACCAGATGCATTTACTGGTGGTAAGAACGCATTCTTAATAGCAGGTTCAAAGGAATTGGTAGCTGATACTTTAGTTAAAATTGAAATTAAAGATGCAGCTGGAAACACCATATATCACGAACCTGGTGAAGGCATAGTATCATCATCTATAAACGGAGAATCTTTTATTAGTGAATACTATGAGGGGGTATCAAAAGTTGTAGCGGTATATGTTTATCCAGATACAACCGCGTATGGTCCTTGTACAATTACAATATTAGGTGAATTAAGTTCATACTACGATGGTAATGGTTTATTAACACCAATACCAATTGATTGGCAAGGTACTTACAATGTAAAGTGGCAGAGAAGTGTTAATGTAAATCCTACATTGGCAAACACTACTAAAATTCGTTTTTATCGTAGACCTACTGCGAGTATTACAGAAGTATTATCACCGATATACAGAATAGAAAGTGGTTCAAAAGTTGATTCTGGAATAAATCAATCATTTGCAGAAATTAAACTTTCACAATTAGAAACATTTGCAGGTGATGTAAAACGAGTAAAAGTATTTAGAACTTCTGAAGGAGATATTTCGGATTTTAATTTAATACAAGATATATTAGTAGAATCAAAAGAATTATTAACAACAACCCAATTAACAGGAAGTGTTATAGGTAATACTGGAACATTTACATCCGAAGTATTACCTTTATTTTGGAATACTGGCTCATTAACTACGGAACTAGCATCTAGTAGAGTTGAAAGTGGATTAAAATTAAACGGAAGTGGGTTATTAACTTATTCACAATCGTTGGATATAAAAGCATCAAACACGTATGAGTTAAATTTAGATGCGTTTTATTCATCATCTACCGCAAGTAATTTAGGAATATACATAAGCGGTTCCGATGGTGGTGATGTTTTAATTGGTACATTAAATGGAATAACTCCAACAAAAAATCTATCAGATACGGTTATTCCGTTTAAATTAGATTCCGATTTTCAAAGTGGTTCTTTATATTTTTCACAATCGCAAGGTGAATGGCATGTTGGAAATATAAGTTTAAGACTTTCCGAAGATACGGCATTTTCACCTGATGAAATCTCCTTTATTACTACAATGCCTACGGTAATTGGTAATGAAACTTATAATTTTAAATTTGAATTTTATGATGTAAATAATAATTTTGTTCCAGTTGCAGTAACACAAAGTGCAAATTTTACAGGTGGAACCGCAGGACAAGCCACTAAATTATTAACATTTGATTCAGATAGAACTGCGTTTAGATTTTCTACTGGTTCATTTGGTAATCCTGCATTTCAACAACTTCGATTTAAGGTTTCCAAATCAAATTTATCGGGTTCAGTTACATACGCATCATCTGCATTTGATGTTGGTGGTAATTATATAGTACCCGCCTCCTATGCAGGAACTTATCCTGGAACATTAACAAATACAAGTGATGCAGGTGCAACATTAACTATTGCAAATTTTAGTGGTAGTGTAGCATCTGTATTAGTTGGTTCAATTATTTATACTGCATCTTGCGATGGGTTGGACCAATTTGAAACCGTATATAGGTTTGAAGATGGTGATAACGCACCTGGTGTTTTTGTAACATCTAATACAAATCAATTTATTTATAAAGCAACAGATTTATCAATAAACCCATCGGGTCAAACAATAACAATCGAAGCTAAACGTAAGAATTTAGCATCGGCAACAACTCCATTAACTGTAAATTCAGGAAGTGGTAAACCACCATTGACATTGGTATCTACTAACTCAACAAACGGTGTAGATACCTATACAATAGCTGGAACTGATTATTCCTTTGGAACGGGAGAGACTACATACTTCATTTCAGGTTCAGACCAATTTGGTAATCAATTTTCAGATGCAGTAACAATAACTCCTGTAAAAATATTAGATGGATTATCCGCAACTCTCACAAATGATAATGCATCACTTCCAGCACTTTCAAACGGATTTGTAGCTAGTGGTTCATTCATATTGACAAGTGGTTCGGTGACTGTTAAAGTGGGTAATGAGAGTATTTCATTTGATGATGATAACGATAGTGTTAGAGCAAATAATACGTTTGCCTTAACAAATTTAAGTGGAATTGGATGTACTCCAAATGGTGGAAATAATAGTAATCCAACAACAAACTCATACAGTATTACAAATCTTACTCAAGATTCGGGTTCATTGGATATAACAATTAGTTATAAGGATGGAGCAGGTGATACAACTTCTATTATAAAAAACGTAACTTATACTAAAAATAAAAAAGCAGCACCTGTTTTAGCTATATCATCAACACCAAAAGACCAAAGTGTAACTGCTAAATCAACAGGTGCACAAATTGATTCATTTTTAAATTCAACGATAGTTGTAAAGGAAACTTACAATGGCTCTACCATCACTTTACCAGCAACATTAACTGCAACTAGAGTAGATACTGGTGGGAGTTTAACAGTAAATAATACAACTGGAGTAGTAACTTTGAGTAATCAAACTTTAGCGGATGGAATAAATTCTACAACTGTAAATATAAGTGCAATTGTAACTGATTCTGAAGGAACAAGTAGAACTGTAACCGATACATTAAGTTTATCAAAAGTTAAAAAAGCAGTTCCATTGGTATTAATTTCTGCTTCACCTCAAGCGCAATCTGTATTGGCTAATGCAGCAGGAACGCAAACTGGAACTTTATCAAATGTAACTATAAGTGCATTAGAAGGAACAACTAGTAGATTTACTTCTATGACCATTGCATCTACTTCAGGATTCTCAACTCCACCAACTGTTAGTAGTGCAACATTAACAATGACATCTGCGGTAATGAATGCAGCAGAAGCATCGATAACACTAACAGTAACACATACTGATAGTGAAGGTACGACTGGACAAACTCAAACGATAATTGTTAGAGCAACAAAAGTTCCTACTGGAGCAGCGGGAGCTAATGGAACCAATGGAACGAATGGTGCGACTGGGGGAGACGGGCCAGGTGTAGTGTTTAGAGGTCCTTGGAGTGCTGCAACAACTTACAATAGTATTAGCCAAGATGCAACACGTAAAGATGTAGTATTATATAGTGGAACTTATTACGCAACAAAAGCAAATGCAACTGCTAACTTAAATAAACAGCCCAATACTCAAACTGCTTTTTGGGAATCTTTAGGTACTGATTCATTTTTTGTAGCTGCTGAAATGATAATATCTAAAGAATCGTATGTACAAAATACAATAAATGTTGGTACGAATACTTCTGGTAATGCTAATATTACTATTGCAGGTGGAAGTACATCTCCATATATTTCAATTGGACAATCCACCCAAGGGTTTAATAATAATGGTATATTTATTGGAACTTCTTCAGGAGCTCAAAAATTATCTTTAAAATCTGCATCAAATTCATTAACTTGGGATGGAACAACTCTAAATATAGTTGGTAATTTAAGTGTGGGTAGTTCAGTTCCAAATTCGGTAGTAACAGGATTAGGAGGACTTGCAACTCAAAACACCGTATCAACTGGACAAGTTACAGGATTGGGTGCTTTGGCAACATTAAGTACCGTAACAAATGCACAATTAGCAGCTAATGCAGTAGAAGCAGGAAATATTGCAGCAAATGCAGTCACATCTGGTAAAATATCAGCAAACGCAGTAACGGCAGGTACAATTGCAGCAGGTGCAGTAACGGCAGGTACAATTGCAGCAAATGCAGTAACTGCAGGTACAATTGCAGCTGGTTCTGTAACGGCAGATAAAATAACAGTAAGTGAATTATCCGCGTTAGGTGCTACGATTGGAGGTTGGTCAATAAATTCAACAGTTATATCAAAAAGTACCGGTGCCGGTACTATTACTTTGGATTCTAGTAATAACAAAATTTTATTAAATGATGCATCAGCTACTAGGTTTGAAGTATCTACTGGAACATCAACAGACCCTGCATCGAATCCCCGCAGAACAACAATTAATAATGGTGGATTTATTGTAAGTACAGATTCAGAAAGGTACTTTAGGCATAATACTGCAGGTGGATTACCTTTTTCTGGAAAATCTCTTGTATTTAATGATTCAAAAGGTGGATTACGAGTAGATGGCTTGTTTTTCAATTCACCATTAACATCTACGGATTTCTTTAAAACTTCAGCAGCTGCTGATGAAAATGATTCATTAAATACCACATATTGGTTGCCTAGAACCCAAGAGGCTATGATTTATGATAGACCAGGTTCGACATATTCAGAAGGTTCTTTTCCAAATACAAGTCCATTAGTTCAAGGAGGTGGTGTATCAATTGGAACTTCAACATTTAGAGTTCATACTGGAACAGTTGGAGCAGATTCGGTACAACCATTAAGATTTAAAATTGATGATAGTGGGGATGTTCAAGTTATAAGAAATATACAATGTTATCAGAACGTAATTGCGTATTATTCAGATAAAAGATTAAAAAATATTATTGGAAAAATTGAAAATCCATTAGATAAAATTCAAAAATTAAATGGAGTTTATTATACTCAAAATGAAGTTGCAGAAAATCTTGGTTACGAAAAGAATGATACTAAACAAGTTGGTTTAATTGCTCAAGAAGTACAAGAAGTCCTACCCGAAATTGTAAGTATAGCACCAATTGATAAAGATGGAAATGGTGGTTCAAGAACTGGTGAAGATTATTTAACTATTGATTATAGTAAAGTAGTTCCACTTTTAGTAGAGTGTATAAAAGAATTGAAAAGAGAAATTGAAGAATTAAAAAAGAATAAATAATGGCATTACCAGCATCAGGACAAATTACAATGAATGATATGAATACCGATAGGGGAATCTCATCTGGTACTCAAATTGATTTGGCTTCAGCCGGTATTGCATATTCAGTTTCGTATAATACATCTGGTACTGACCAGCTGGGGATGGATGAGTTTTATGGTAGGAGTATAACTACAACAACCACAACTACAACAACCACAACTACAACTACAACAACCACAACTACAACTACAACTGCAGCTCCAACTACAACAACTGCAGCTCCAACTACAACAACTGAAGCACCATGTTTCTTATTGACAGGAGTTGGGTCAGGTACAACATCAACTCAAGTATGTAACACTCCAAGAACATTAAATGGATA